CTGGTGGACGGCCCGGCAGGTTGAAGCTGGCGAGGATCAGCCCGGGCCGACGCCGTGACTTCCGGGAAGCGCCACACACACGCCGAGATGGTCGAGTACATGAAGCACTCAGCCAACAAGTCACGCGATCTCGCTGACGAGATGGCTGCGATGTGGGAAGGCTGCGACGACCCGATGCACCCGTTCGGGCCGCAGGTGTTCCGCGACTGGGTCGACTTCACGGAGCGAGTCTGCCGTCCGCTTGTCGAGGCTGATGGGGACGAGGCTGCCACCCAGAAGGCGATGGCGCTCTACCGCAAGCAGTCGCCCTACGGGATCTGCGTCTCGCTAGTCATGGCACTTAACCGCATCGAGGCGCTAGAGGCCGACGTTGCCGCATTGGAGCCGACGCCGTGACGCGTCGACCGGACTGGCTGCTGTTGGTCGTCGTGGCGCGTGTCGTGTTGTGGGCCGTCGGGGGGATGATGTGGCGATGAGCGACATGGATGACGAGGTGTCGGACGATCCGCGGTGCACTGTGTGCGGGCTCGACAATCGCAACGACACACACGGTGCGCTCGAGCGAACCGGGCACCTCGGCCACACCTTCACGGTCAAGCCACGTGCCCCCGAGAACACCCCGTCCCGCGTGCATCTGGCCGAGATCCGGCGCCGTCAGGAACCGTCCGTCGATACCGCCATCCTCGGCGCGCCGTCGGTGGCGTCCGATGACTGACCTCGCGGCGTGGCTGATCGATGCGATCGCGGCGGACGAGCGGGTGGCACGCGCCGTCATGGACTGGCACGAGGCGCCGATTGCCCACAACCTGCCGTGGCATACGACACCCGGCGATCCTCGCGTCATCGCCTGGGGGCTGACCTGCGTGGCCGCCGCGAGTGATCGGGTCGTCAGCGAGTTCATCGCTCGCCACGACCCGGCTCGTGTCCTCGCTGAATGCGCGGCGAAGCGGGCGGTCGTGGAGCGGTACGTCTACCTGGCTGACCACGGCGACTCCGGTGACGCACGCTGGGTGCTTGCGGCGCTCGCCCAGCCGTACCGTGACCGTGAAGGCTGGCGCGACGAGTGGGCGACGGCCGACCCCTGGACGCAAGAGAAGCCCCGCCCGATCCCGTGAGGGGACCGAGCGGGGCTTCTTGATGTGCGGGCCGGACGTCCTAGGAACCGGTCTGCGATGCTCAGATCGGGGTTGTCCCGAACGGCAGTACCGATCCTACCCGGTGGCGGTTACGCGGCTGGATGGAGATGCGCCCAGCGAGAGCCGTTCTTGATGCGGCGGACCTGCTCGTCGCCGATGCCGTAATCAGCGCAGATCAGTCGATGAATCCGTGTGTCAGCGATGATTGCTAACGCTTGCGCCTCGGTGATCTTCGACGTCGAGTGGTGCTCGCCACGGCTGGTGTGACCGCGCTCTTCGCGGTCACGCATGTTGTCGGCGTGAGTCCCGGGGATCAGGTGTGTGATCTCGATGCACGCCGGATGATCGCAAGAGTGTCGGACTACCTCGGGCAGGTATCCGTTGGCCTCGTAGAACGCCAGACGGTGCGCACCGACAAGCAGCGGTCCACCGTCAACGATGGGCGCGGGGTGGGGCAGTGCCCCGTACCCCCACTTCAGTGTCGGCCCATCGAAGTACAGGCACGGGCGTGCAGTAGATTCAGTCATGTCGACCTCTCATCCAGGTTGGCCACGCCCCCGGACGATTCATAGTCGTCGCGGGGGTCTTTCCCTTAGTGTACAGGGGATTGTCGATTTCATGGGGTGGCTATCTCGGCCACCATTCCCAACAGGTGCGGGTCATGCGACGGGTGCGGGGTCGGCGGGTGGCTCGGCCACGACAGGATCGGCCACGACGACGGCCGGCGCCGCGGGGGTGTTGGTCACGACAGGAGACACGAGAGGCGTCGGGCCGACGTCGATGGTGGCGAGGTTTTGCAGGATGCTCGTGATGGCGGCGAGCGCGGCGAGGGAGCCGACTGCGGCCCAGTCGATGGCCAGGAGGCCTGAGGCGTTGACTGCGAGCGCGGCGACGGCGGTTTGTGCTGCCGTTTTGACGGCTCGGATGGCGACGTCGAGCGCCCAGGTTTTGAGGTTGGTGGTCATGGGTGTCTCCTATGCGGGGATGAATCGTGCGGGGTGTTTGCCGTCCTTGGGTCCGGCAGCGAGGAGCGCCCATTCCTTCGGGCCGAGAATGCCGTCGGGATCGACGCCGGGGCTGTGGTCGGCCTGGAATTTGCGCACGGCGATGTCCGTCGCGATGCCGTAGTGGCCGTCGACCGGGCCGACGCTGTACCCGAAGTCATGCAGCGCCCACTCGGCGCGATGGACCGTGAGCGGGTGGAGCTTGTGGGTCCGGGCCCGGTTGATGTCGTCGCGGGCGGCATTGAAGTCGGAGAGCTTCAGCGTGGGCAGCCCGGGCGGCTTCGGCTCCACGACCGGCTCCGGCTGGTCGATCCACCGCTTGTAGTTGCCGAGCTCGGGGGTGAAGAGGCCCTTGCCGTCGGGGCCGCCAGCGAACTTCTTCCACTGCCATTCCGTGAAGACGCCGCCCTGCTGGCCGCCGCGAGCGAACGTCGACTGCCACCACTCGACGGCAGTCTCGGTCGAGGTGCCGTAGTGGCCGTCCACGACCAAGTGCCCCGTGTAGCCCCACGTCCGCAGGGCCTTCTCGACCGTGTTCGTCGTCTCCGCATGAGTCGTCGCGGTCACCGCTGCGTGCATGTCCAGCTTGCGCGCCTGGAGCAGATACGACAGCCAGTAGGGCGTGAGCCCCGAGGGCTTCGGCGCGGGCTTCGGCTGCGGCTTCGGCTTCGGTGCCGGTGGGTGGACCGGTGGGGCTGCGCCATCCGAGTGCCACGAGACGTGCACATGGTTGTGGTGGCTCTTGCTCGGATTCGGGCTGTCGGCCGCGTAGTAGGGGATCCAGCCCAGCTCCGGGCGGGTGATCGAGATGATCTGGCCCCAGTGGATGACGTACCAGATGCCGTTGTGACGCCGGTCGTCCCAGATCGCCTGCGCCACGGCGCGGCCTCGGTCACGGCCTCCGGCCTTATCCCAGTTCGGCACCATGCCGTCGGTGGCCAGGGCCTCCGTCGGGTCGTGGCCGGGGTAGGTGCCCCACGAGAAGGTGGGCCAGCGCTTGTTGAAGTTCTGCACCTGCGCGCGCACGCGCGGCCCCCACAGGTTGGGGCTGACGCTGAAGGTCATGCTCGTCGGTTCCCTTCTGGGCATGGCGGATCGCCCGGCCGGTTGGTCGGGTAGCTCGGTGCGGGGGTGTTACGGGTGTGAAGCGAAGTACGCGATGATGACCGACGCGACAGCTGCAGCGGCGACTATCACGGTGATCGTCTTGGCGAACGGCAACCAGACGCTGGCCGACTTCGTGGTTGCCGCGTCGACCGCGTCCTTGGCTTTGTCCACCGCGTCCTTGGTTTGTTTCTCCAGGGCCAGGGCGGTGTCCTCGCGTGCTTTGTCTGCGAGTTCCAGGCCCTTCTCAGCAGCCCTTTGGTCTGACTGGAGCTGCTGGACGTTTGACTGCAGGTCGCTGATCTGCCCGCGGTGCTGGGTGACTTCCAGCCGTACCTCGCCGATCGCTTCGAGGATGTTTGTGACCTTGACGTCGATGCGGCCAAGTGTGACGGCCATCGCTTCGGCCGTCGCAGGCCCGGCGCCGTAGTTCGGCGGATTGTTCTCGGTCATCGTGTGTCCCCCATGATTCTCACTTTCGGGGCTTGGGAGCGGGCGGCTCCGGCCTTGTACGCATGGCGTATCTCCCTCAGGTGCCGATGGGGTCGGGCAGGTCAGGCGGGTCAGTAGGTCAGGATCTCGTACTGCACGGTGCTCGTATCGGTGGCTGATGTGCTACTGATCGTGAAACTGGTCCCGCTGACCTTCGCCGAGATGTAGAGCGCACCAGGTGTGCCGGCGAGTGCGAGTGCCCATACGCGGATCTGCGTGGTACTAGCCAGGATTGATGCGCCAGTGACGGTGACGGTCCCGGCGACGAGGGTTACTACGCCACCACCAACGCGAAGAGGCTCCATCTCGGACCAGGTGCCCGGGGTGCCTGCCGTGGTGCAGATCCAGCCGGGGGCCGAACCGCGGGCGGGTGCGGTCTTCCAGACCTGCTCCGCTACGACGTGCGCCCCCGTGGTCGGTGCAGCGGCTGCCCAAGTGACTGCCGGGCCTGCCCCCAGCAGGCTCATCGCAACCCATGTGCCGGGGGTGCCCGCGACGGTGCATTCCCAGCCGATCGGTTGCCCGGTGGCAGGTGCCGAGTTGTAGCAGAGTTCCCCAACCACATGCGGCCCGGTGGTCGGGGCGACGGTGCCAGAGGTGACGGGGGGACCGGTGCCGGTCACACCGAGCAGCGACTGCGCCTGCCACGTCCCTGGTGCTCCTGCCGTGGTACAGACCCAGCCGGGAGCACCGCCGAGGGTCGGCGCGGTGTTGACCATTGTGTCGCCGACGTGGTAATTCCGGTCGGCGCCAGTCGGGGCCGCGGTGCCGTACTCGATGCGGGGCGCGGAGACCGACGCGGCCTGCCGGGGTGCGACCAAACCTGCAATCCGGTTGCGGATGATCTCGGCGAGGCGTCGGTGGCCCTTGACCGTGGGGTGGACGTTCCCGCTAACGAAGCACGTCGCGTCCCCGTCGATGGCAGAGGTATCCACGGTGATGACTCGTACCCCGAACTCCGCAGCGAGGGTGTCGAACGCGGTGTTCATGATGTCGATGCCCGCGTTGGTGGGTGGGCCTGGTGGGGTCGAGCCGTACCCGGTCAGGTCCAGCGGGTGAGGCTGCTTGACGAGGACGATCAGCGGGCCGTCAGCGGCGTCAGGTTCCCATGCCCAGTAGTCGAACATCGTCCCGATGGAGCCAGAGGTAGCAGAGGTCGTGAACGTGTAGGCAGCTGAGCCCGCAGGCACGTTGGGAATGCGCAGGACCGAACAGGTTTTGCAGTCGGTCCGCGATGTGGCTGCGGTGTCGATGGAGTAGACGGTTCCGTTGACGGTGCCTGAGATGGTCGCGCCGCCCCCGTCGCCCCATGCGACGAACCCGAGGGCGATGGTCCCACCGGGGAAGTCAGGGGGGGTGCTGATGCGGATCGTCCCGCCGTCAGTGACGTTGTATGCGACCCCGACGCCCGAGTTTGCGGTGGAAATAAAGTTTGGGGTCCATGTGCCAGATCCGGCTAGGACAACGCTCGTGTCGGTGTTCTCGAAGATCCGGCCCTGACGCAGGCGGGAAATCGCGGCCCGCTGAGCCACAAGGAACGGCTGCATGGCCGCGAGCGTGTTCCCCAACAAGTTGAGGTCGTTCATGCCGTACATCGACAGGATCAGCCCGGTCGGCGGGGTAAAACGGGCAGGCCGGGTGACCTTCTGCAGGATGTTCGTCCAGTTGCTCGCGGCGCTGATGCTGTTGTAGAGCCCGGCCCCGCCAATGGCCTCGTTGCGCAGCGGCAGGCCGAGCATCTCAGCGAGGATCGTGGAGAAGTCATCGACACCTGCGGTGACGCCGACCCCTGTCCCGGCAGGATAAGAGTGGCCCCACATCCGCAGACTGTCAGCGGCGACCAGAGTGCGGGCATAAACCGCATCCGCGACGACACGCGACGCGGAGGCAGCGTTGCCGAAGATGGCGGCCACGGCGGTGTCAGCCGGTGCCCCGACGAGGGCAGCGGACGCAGCAGCCGACGCGGCAGACGCAGCCGCGGCAGCAGCAGCAGCGAGGGCCTCGTTCAAGTAGTACGTGCCGCCCGCGACGGGGACAGCCGGCGCCACCAGCGTTAGATCCTGGGTCGTCCCAGCCGGCAGCGAGAAAGAGAACGGCTCGACGGTGACCCGCGTGGCGGCCAGGGTCTCCCCCGGGCCGCTGGTGTGCAGGTTGAAGTCGACAGTCCACACCCAGCCGACGGGGTCGACGGCGGCGTTGTCTGTAGCGATCAAGTTCACGCTGAAGGCGCCGGCGACCAGTTGGACAGGGACAGGCTGCTGGTTGATGGTCGCCGGTGGGGTGGAGGTCATCGCCTTCAGCCGGCCGTCCACGACGGAGGGCGTGAAGGTGACCTGCCCGGTGAGCGCCAGGCTGTCCGGGTCTGCGCCGACGTCCGAACCGTCCGCGATGGCAGCGAAGAACGAGCCGACGACGGTTCCGAATGTGACTTCCGCTGGCAGGCTCACGATGCGGTCTCCATCTCAGTAGCTGATTGTCTTTGCGCCGGATGCTGTGACGCCGTGGACCGTGTATTCGACCGGGCCCGCGCCGGCCAGCAGATCCGTGAAGTAGCCGCCGTCGGGGATGCCGGTGGCGATCCGCACGCCATCCCTGTAGATGTCGTTGAACAGGGTCGCCTCCCAGCCGATGAACCCGTCCGTCCGCGCGATCGAGACGACCACCTCAGGACGGCCCGGAACCTGGACCGCGGTGAACAGGGGAACCTTCGGGGCCAGGATGGTGACCACGATCGAGACGACCGCGGGCAGCGACCAGAACCCGTGAATCTGGTACGTCACGATCACGTAGTCGGTGCGGGCGGTGGCAACATCCAGCGGCACCTGCACGGGGCCGCTGACGGCACCGAATCCGCCCCTGGTCCCGGAGGAGGAGTGTTCGACCACGCCCGAGTCGTAGTAGACGACCCCCAGGCCGGCCGCACTGTCAGCCCGGATCACCTGGTAGGCGTCCTGCGAACCGCCAGCGGGCAGTGTCCACGTGAGCGACATGGGCGTGTCCGTCTGCGCCGAAGCGTCGACGGGAGAGGTGATCGTCGGAGCGGCGGGGGTGGCGATTGCGGCGATGAACCGTGACGCGGACCACGGCGACTGGAGCCCCGCAGTGTCATAGACGGATATCTGATATTCGTAGATGCCGCCGTTCACCCAGGTGTTCGCGGGCAGGGTGTAGGAGTAGGTGTTCGTGTCGACGTTGGTCAGCGAGACGGTCCATCCGATGCCCGGGTCGGCCGATTCCCGGTATCGGAAGTCCGCCCGGGACTGGAAGTCGCCGTAATCCGGGTCCTGGTAGGACCACGTGAACGTGGCGGCGGCGTCGAAGATGATGAAGCCGTCGTAGCCGCCCAGCTCGCCATTGTTGGGCAGCTCGGGGATCGGCGTGTACGGCGCGAGGTTGGTCATCTCAGGTCACCTGACCGAGCACGAGGAGTTGGCCGCCCTGCACGATCACGGCAACACGGTCATTCAAGACAGGCGTGTAACTCGTGAGGTGGAGCGCCGGCGTCGCCGTGTCGGCCGAATCCAGTTGAACCTCCAGCGGGCTCGCGCTGGTCACGGTCCCGGGCTCACTTCTCACGTGACACTCGCCAAGACGTAGTCCATGTCTTCTCCCGTGAGTGGTAGCGACCAGGAGCGGCACAGTCCCCGACGGTCAGCGCCAAGGGCCGCATCGGAGTAGGTGGCCAGGTCCCAATGCCAGGCGATCGGGAGCGGCGACAACCGCGCGGTAATGACCTCGGGGACACTCATCGCAGCCGCTTTGATCTTGTTCCCCTGCGTCACAAGGTCGGCCTGACTCGTCGCGTCCAAATAGGTGACCGGGGCGCGAACCGTCCGACCCAATGAGACATACGAGGCGGCACCCGCGGCGTGGTTTGACGTGGTGTACCGACCCGCGCCCTCGACCGGCGCGGCGGTCATATCGTTGCGGATGAAGCGCCACCAGTTCGGCACACCCCACACGTCGGCGGCGACACTGCGATTCGCGGCGACGATGCCCACCTGCAAGTCGCCCACGGCGAAGGTCCACTCGGACGGGCGCCCCGTGGCGGGGACGTAAGGCCCGGATCGGAACGCGCCATCCTGATCGCACCAGATGCCGCGATACCCGATCAAAGACAGCAGATTGTTGACCACGCGGATCCACGGCGGTGAGTCAGATGACGTCTGCGGCCACGTCCGCGCCGTCGCCAGCGTCTTCGCCGATGCCGTCGAGTCCAACAGGATCGGCGCGGTGATGCCTGCCGCAGTCAACACGGCAGTGATGGCGGCCAGGACATTCGTGCCGGCCGCGACGCTGTAGCTGTCGCCGATATTGTCTTGCAGCAGGTGCAGTTGGTCATATCCTGTGACGCTGTACGTGACAGGGAGCTGGTCCAGCGGCCGGTCCGGGGTCGTCAACAGGAACACGCCCTCGTTGAACCGGCACGCGCTCACGCCCGCGGTGGCGGACGACAGGAGCATGTACGGCCGGACACGGTCCCGGCCCCACGCCAGCTCGCGGGAGATCGTCAACTCGACCGTGCCATGAACATCCGCGAGATTGTCTCTGTGGACGGTGCCACCCGACACGTCCGCGCTGATGTCCTCCACCAGCGTCAGATCCGCGTCGAGGAGCTCCACACCGAAGTCGACGTCGAGGTCAGGTGCCACCAGGAGCGCGGTCACCTGCGCCGCCGTCCAGGCGCTACGCGGGGGAGCGGTCAGGGGCTGCATCAGGCCACGGCCTCGTCGTAGTCGACGTCTTGCCACGTCAGCGACACGGCGTAGATCGGGTCCTGTCCGGGGCCCCGCCTGATCGACACGGGAGCGATGTCGGCATACATGCCCCAGCGCCGCCAGCCTTGGAAGTCGCGCAGGAGTAGGAGCCGGCCGCGCCACGAGCGCAACTGCTCCACGTCGGCGCCTGAGGCGCGCTGGAAGGTCAGCGCTGAGTATCGGTCGTCTGCGGGCGTGGTGATGATCCGGCGCCGGCCGCCCGCATAGGTCCGCACCGTTGCCGCCACGAATGCCTGCTCAACGCGGTCCGTCTTGAACACCTGCAGGCTCACAGACGGGTTGGTCGGGTCTGTGAGCCATGTCCCTGCGAACGCAACAACAACGGTGGCCATCAGGCACCCACCATCTGCCGTCGCATCGTCTGCTGCCGGGTGGTCTGCTTGTCGAGGGCTGCCCCGAATCCGGGGACGAGGGAACGCAGGATCAGTGCCAACTCGCCCAGGTCGGCACGCACGCCGGACATGTCAACGCCGCCGCCACCCTTGCCGGCGGCAGCCCGGCCCGCCTCGAACCACTCCGTCTGAGACCCGGACATCACCCGCTCGGCCTTGGTGCCGTAGTTTCTGCCCACGCCGCCCGGCATCATCATTCCGCCCGTGTCGTACCCGCTGGGCATCGTGATGATCTGCCCACCGGCGGCGTAGCCGTGGAGCGACTTGCGCCATGCCATGACCGCGCCGTGACCACCGAAGGCGGTGACGTCAGCAGCGGTGAGCATGTGCTCACCGTTGGATGCTGCGATCAGGTTCGAGTCGGACGTCGCGGTCCCGGCGCCGACGATCGGCCCACCGGCGGCCTTCTTCGGCGCGCCGGTCCCGTGGTGGAGGCTTGAGGGTGAGGTGAGGACATGCCCGGTGGAGCTGTACTGGGTCACGACATTGACATGGACCGTCTTACCGTTCAGCCGGTTGATCACCGACTGCAGGTCGGAGATCTTCCGGACGCCGCCGCTGGTGTCGGCAGTCACGCCCGGGGCCCTGCGCTGCCGGATAGCGCCGATGGCGTCCTGAAATTCCGTGAGCTTCCGGTTCGCCGCGGTGCTGTTGGCGTCCAACCCCGGGGGCTTGTGCTGCTTGATCGCGTCGATCTTCGCCTGCATGTCGGCGATCTGAAGCCGCGCGGCCCGGGGGTTGGCGTCCAACCCGGTGGCCAGCTTCTGCTTGATCGCATCAATCTGCTTCTGGTACAGCACGATCTGCGCCTGCCCGGGCTTGATGTCGGCAGTCACACCCGGGGCCTTGCCCTGCTTGATGCGGTCGATGCCCGTTTGCAGAGCAGCGATGATCGCTCGACCGGCCGTCGAGTTGGCAGTCAGCCCGGGGGCCTTGCCCTGCTTGATCGCGGTGATCCGCTTCTGCATGTCGGCGATGTTCTTGTCGGCGGCAGCCTTGTCCACGTCCAGCTTCGTCGGCGGGATCTTCT